GGGATCTGCCGATTCTCGGTCGATGAATGGGATCAGATTGCAACGGCAATTTACATCGAATGAGGCACTACCAGAAGCGGCTGGCTGCTGGATATCCCCGCCGACATCAGAGGTGAAGTATTCCTCCGAGTCTACAACCATTCCATCCATAGCAGCGTGCGAGTCCCGCACCAGATCGTCTCCTGCTGTATCCCACATCTTGTAGACGGTGATGCCTATGTCTCTTGCTTCCGACATGGCCGAGAGCGAGGCAGCATTGGTCAGCCTGGTCGCTTCCGTTCTTGCTATACGCTGGGCTCTGACTCGGTTGAAAACATTTCCAGGGTCGTCTGCTATTGCTTTCGCAATCGTATCGATGGACATACCAGCATCCAGCCCTGCTTGAATCTCGGCCTGAACCGCCCTCATGGTTGTGCTTTGCAGCATCTCCGTCATTCTACTCGCCTCGGCGAATATCATTTCATCTCGACGTATCGGATTCCAAGATAGATCTCTTGCTTTCCGGCCAATCTGCCGAACCGTAGTTCGATACGCAAGGTCACCGACCGAGCTGATCAGTGGGATGACCGAGTTGCGCATGATCAGCACTTCTTCCATCATGTCCAAAATGTCTTCGATATCTTTACCCGTCAAGCCTTCAGCCTTGATGACAAGCCCGTCCTGACCAGACCTCTTACGCCCGGCAGCGCGGAGTCGCTTTACGATTCTACGCTTTTGACTTTGCAGCACCTGCATCATCCTCGACCGGATGGCTCGCTCAGCAGGACCGTGCAGGCGAGTGATGTAAGACCTCCAAACCTGTAGTCGCTCCTCTCGGGATTCTGGCACTGGGTACGAGTCCAGATTCAGGTCTGAGTCATAGAACCGATCGAAGATTTGCGAGCGGGTCAGGGTCTTGGGCTCCGCAAATAGGCTCCGCTCCTGAGCTTCCTGAGCTTCCTGATCATCCTGAGCTTCAGGAACTCCAGTGGGCTCCACCTCTCCAAACCCATACTGCTCCACGTCAGGTATCTCTTCAAAGCCTTCAAGAGCAGCGGCGTCTTGTAGACCGATACCCATGTTCCACCACGTTTGGACACGCTGGACACGCTCCGTCCTCGACTCCTGTAGTGCTTCGACCGCGGCAAAATCATGCTGAATACGGACATTTTCAGAGTCTGGGAACATGTGGGCAAGCCTGGTCAGCTCGGCATCGATCATCGAAGACTTTGCCATCAGAGATTGCCAGTATGCCCGGCTCTGCTCTTTCGCTGTAGCGTAGTTGGCGCTCGGTAGTCCTACCCTGGTCGGGGGCACACTGAACACAGCCAGAACGCTCTCACGGGTCAGCATACGCTGCTGTACGAACTCCAGATCTCGGGGTGACCAGGCAAGCTGCTGGAAGTTGGCCGACCCGCCCAGGAACAGGACGCCAGACTTGCCGCCCATCTGCTTATCGTAGGCTGTTCGCATTCGCTTGATCTGCTCAGCACTCCATCTATCACCATCCTCCGAGGGTGAGATAATGCCGGAAGGTCTACCGATTGTGGCAGTATTCGCCGCACTGTCAACAGATGCCTTTTCAGTTCGAAGATCAGCATCCAGGGGCCGGATAGTGCCCGTGCCATACAGACTGCTCGGGTCATCCTCCCAGGACGGGGAGCGAAAGTGCAGCATCTCTTCATATTCGTACAACTTACGACTGCCAGCCGAATCGTACTCGTATGACCCTGGCTGACCATCTGTCCACGGGATGATTCGAACCCGCTGAGGAGCAAGGCGCAGCAGCGCTTGGGGCTCACCCTCACCAGCCACTAAGCAATACCCGTCACCGGTGAGCACGTAATCGGTCACCAGCTGGCGCCGAAACAGGTCTGGCGAAATACGACTCGACGGCTTGCGAAGTAGCAACAGGGCAGGGTGATCTTCTACGCTCTCCGCATCTGCTCCTTCTCCTTTGATTGCCTTCAGAGGTAGACCTGCAAGGTCGCTCGCTATGGCATCCACGCAGGCGTACACCCATGGGAATGCAGCAAAGGCCGACATCGAGTTGCCCTTGGCGTACTGAGGCTCTGCCGGGTCGTGCTGCGAGTAGTCAGCACCTGCGACGAACTCCACTTCACCGGATGGCAATAGACCAATGGAGCGCAATACGCGCGTGAATAAGTTTGGTCGTACAGTCATATAGTCGGACATGGGCGGCACCTTATCAAATCGAGAGATCTATGTCACGGGCTGAAGTAGCTGGTGGATACGGGGAGATGCTTCGGGCAGGATCTTCCCGTTGAATACGAGCACGGCAGACGGGGCGGGGGCTGTTCCCACTTCCTGGCCTGACTTTGTAAATCGAAGCCGGCCTTTGATGAGGTAGATATCTTGCGCCCGCATAGCATAATCGTGCCACCACCTCGTGTCGGTACGAGCAAAGACCAGCACGACCACCCGCTTTCCAAGCTCGGCCTGCTCCATAGCTTTCTTGACCCACTTATCGATGCCTCTGCCGTACGGAGGATTCAGCCATACGCTTCTCCCAGGCCACTCTGCATATTCCAGAGAGTCCTCTTCGATATAGTGCTCACATCGAGCGTTGCCAGTAGATGCCGCAGCATCCAGATCGAAGTCGAAAAGCGCATCGAGGCGATCGAATAACCATCCGGGTGTCTCCCAAGCCTGGTGCTTTGAACTGTACAGCGTGTCTTGATTCCAGCGACTCATCGCTACCCCACATCGAATGAAGATCTTTGTAGATATCGGCACAGATACCGAAGCGCATCCATAGCGTGGTCGTTCGCCTTCTTCGGTGCTTCCCGCTCCGACCCAGCAGACCTTCGCTTATCCCAGATGTATGCCTCAATCTCTCGGATAAGATGCCGACATCTGGAGTGTACGAGAAGGTGAGGACGACCGTTGGCATCAGGGCTCAGCCTCTCGGCCACAGTGTTAATCCCAGCGCGTATCTCCTTCCGAGCTTTGACCGTATCGATACCATGCTCAGAGGCAAGCGATAGTCGAGATCCCCGATCCTCCGGGTCAGCTATGACCTGATCAGGTTGACCGTATTCTTTGAACATCTGCTTCATAGCACCAGCGTGGCGCTTCAAGGTCCACTCGCGCTGATAGTGCTCGTCTATGATGTACAGCGTATCGTCCTTGGGATCGACCACAGCCATGAGGCAGCAGAACGGGTTGCGTGTACCGAAGTCGATGGAAGCATAGCGAAGCCAGTGCGCCTCCATAGGTATGTCATCCACTACGTGGACCTGCCGGCTCCAGTCCTGATAGACCCGACCCTCAAGCGTAGTGAACTCGCCGCGCTCACGGGCTGCACGCTCATGCACCCCATAGCTACGGAGCAGGGTCTGTAGCTCGTCAGACGGAATGTACGGGTTGTCTTGCCCGTGTATCCAGTGGCAAGCACTGCCAGGCTCCGGGTCATGGACAAAGCGATCCCATATCCACGTCAAGCCTCGTAGCGGCGTCATCGTAATCAGGCACCATCCTCTCCTGTCCACCAGACGCATACGGGCTTCGTTAAACACCGCTTCGTCTTCGGGGTCTTCATCGAACCAGCAGCAATCCCACGCATCGGCCTGGAAGCTACGAGCACCCTGGTCGATAGTCTTGAACAGGATGGCTCCACCGTTTGGCAGCTGGGCTATTGCCTCACCACCTCCGTGTCGATTCTTCCAGTAGGTACCAGCCGGGAGCAGCTTCGCTATCTTCGGTCTTTGGACCCGTATAGACTCATTCGATGTAAGCGATACGCAGCACACTCGCCCCGGCCGCTTATAGATGGCTGACTCGGGGATGTCGTTAGCCTTCATCCACTTCTGGACGGCCGCATCGTCACGTCCTAACGCTACCGCAGTGGCGATCATCGCACCGCTCTCGGTCTTCCCAGATCTGTTACCACCTACCAGCAGACCGCACTTTATGTCCTTGCGCATAATGGACTGGACAGCACGCTTCTGTGACGTGCGCGGCTTCGGCCTATCCCACAAGGTACGAAAGGCCAGCGGATATCGGCCGAGGAGTCCTTCCAGGCGACGTGCCGCCTGATACCCTTCTGCCAGCAACTCGGAGCGGTCAGGCACCATCCTCGCCCGTCTTGCTGCCCTTCAGAGATTCAGCGATATCAGCGACTCTCGATATCAAGTCCTCCGCTCCTTCCAGGTTGTCTTCTACGGCACCGACCGTGACCTCTTGACGCGCTGAATACCCAAACCGGCGTTCCATCACCCAGGCGCTGCTTTGCCACTGCCCGGCTTCGGCCGCCTTCATGATTCGGCCCATGTGCTGGGCGGCGCACATACCCTCGGCCGCTTTTACTGCATCGGAAAACTCTGAATAGATACCCTCTGATTGCTCTCGTCCCTTTTGCATCCATAGGTGGAATGTAGAGATGTCGATACCAGCATAGGAGGCTGCCAGCTTGTAGGTCAGACCGAGACGAAGACCGTCGATGAAGCGTTTCTGAGTTTGAGCATTTAACTTAGTCGGTCGTCCCATTTCGCTTCCTCACATTCTGTCGGATGATCTTCGGCACCGTCTTATTCCAGGCAACTTGATGATGAAGGCGCTGATGGGTTCGGCTCCTCATCATCTGTACAGTTGTACCAGATGGGTGCATCATCACCGAGTAGAATGATTTGACGTACGTTCCGAGCGATAAGTAGATCTCGGTCAAACCACCTTCGCTTTTCTGGGTTGTGGTCTGGGTGACCGATACCATGTTGTGGGTGAAGAATTGCTGACCCCGAGATCCCCATAAGGTGTAGGCGCTCGTATCTTCGTTGATCCTTCCAGCAAACTCGATTCGCCTATCGGTAGCAAGAAACCAGACGTTCATAGCCTTGCGAAGCAAGCGAATATGGTCGCAATTCTTATTCGCATGTTCAAAACTGTAGCCTCCGATGTAGTCTCCGCCCTGGGCCATCGTTACGCAGTGGGCCGAGGTGGTGCGCATAAAGTCTATGAAGGCACCGAATACCGCATCCAGATCGTCTACCCGAGCAGCTGAAGGTATCCAGTTCGGCTTATTATCGAAGTCCTC